CTTTGTTTTTTGCCATGCTCAAAGAGGGTAGAGTTGATCTCGCCCTGATAATCGGACACAAGAGTTTTCTCTTGGTTGACAACTAGCCCGACCTCGCCTCCCTGAGCGACAATCTCGCCGCGGAGATTAGTGGTTGTTCGCACCTCGCGAGTTAGTAGATCATCGCCGTTAACCAACAACGGATGTCCACTCCATTCTTTAAAACCAATCTCCTTCCTTTCCATCATGGCAGTCAGTGCCATATCAACTACGGTCTTGTTGATTATGCACAAAAGGGGAAAAGACAATACAGAGCCCATGGGCTGCCCCGTAAATGTCTCTCTTCCGTCTATACGGAGGTTGGCAAGCACTTGCAATGCCTGGTGTTCTTCTTCCGTAATAACGTCTGCCATTTCCTCAAGGACCTCAACTGCAACTCGTACGTAAGCCGACTTAATATTGTCTGTCGCCGACGAGTAATCGAAACTCAGTAGAGAAGCGCCTGTAAGGCCCTTGACGTGCTCTTCGGTCGGGTCTCCGACGAGCAACCACCCTCGCTTTTTTAACATCTCATATAATGAGTAATGGAGTGGAGCCAACCGCCGAGTGTTCTCTGCAGAGTATAGTGTAACTACCCTGGGTTTGCCAGATGAAAACACCAACTCGGTACGACAGTCGGTTGAAAATTCTTCCTCATTCCAATTACCCCCATCCCTTCTAGTGAAACGCCGGGTAGCGTGTCCATTAGGGATAAACGGGGAACGTTTTCGGTCCCAGCCCTTCTCGACATTGGCGCGCATCGCGATTCTGAATCGCTCGAGATGCTCGGTGTCGACAGCAACTGGACGGAACCTGGCCTCTTTCCACTGGTCAAGCTTCTCTTCGAAAAGAGGCAAACAGACTTTACAGCAGGATTTCTCAATCTTCTGTATCGTCTTGAAGCTTAATTCCCAGACGATAGCTATGTCGTCGGAGAAGCATTGTCGGACTGCGGCGCGTAGGCCACCACAGTTAATGTGCTGGGGCATTTCACGATCGCTACGAGGGACGCCCAAACCCTCATAGAATTTCACTAGTGTTTTCATTTTTCTTATTAATCGTAGACTCAGGGAGCATCCGTCCTCCACCTCGTCGCAAAGCACCGTAAACGGGTTAGCGACGTCGTCGAGGACTAGCTCTTGGCCAGTCATCTCGTTCACTAGATCATTTCCTTTGTCAAGCCCAACTGGCTCGACCGCCTCGAAATCGCATTCCGCAGGACCAAGTCGCCTCGACACCTGGTCAAGGACCCATTCGGCATCG